AGCAATTTCCAATTTTTCAGCAATTACACCAGCTTTCTCAGAACCAATAAGTTCTTCAAATGGTAAAGCTACTGCAGAACCTGGAGCGATTTGTGTTTGCATCCATTTAGCTTCCAAAGTTTTAGGACAAAGGGTTTCTTCAACTGCAAGTTTACCAACAGTTAAGGTTCTTTGTGTGAAAGTTGTTAGACCAGACGGGGTCAGACCACAAGAATCGTTTTGGAAATAAACGTCTGAAGATAGAATGTTAAGAGTTTCAGCAGATTTGATACCTACTTGAACTTGACCAGCGTCGTACATTAAACGAGCCGTTTTACCACCGAATAGGGCTTTGCTTAATAAATTAAGACTCTGCTCATTGGTGTAATTTGCGAGTGATGATACTACAAATGACATATTTTTATTTTTTCTTTAGTTGTTGTGCGATTTTTACAATGTTTGCAAATTGTTGTTCTTTTTTGCTTAACGTCTCGGGTGCTTTTGTTGGTTCAGCACTTGGAAGATTTGCAACCTTCTCTACTAAGTCAACGGTTTTAGAAAACATTTCACTTTGTTTTTCTAATTTAGCTACTACACTTTCAAATTGTGCAGTCAATAAAGCGATTTTGCTTTCTAAGTTACTTACTACTTCGTTGAATTTTTCAATTGTTGCAAATTCTTTTGCAGCTTCGATTTCAACTTCAACTTCTGCAGTAGGTTCTACGATTTCAGTAACGATACCAGCAACTGTAGTTACAAGTGTACCACCTTCTACTTCGTGTGTAGCGTCAGGAGCGGGGATATCGCCTTCGGCAGTTTCTACTAAGATAGCAGTACCTACAGAAAGTTCACCTTCCCATTTGATTACCGTTCCATCGGTCAAAACGGCACTTGCCATTTCAACTGACACCGCATCGTCAAATTTCAACATTGAGCGGATTTCTTGAATTAAACTTTTAGAGTCCATTTTTATATATATTAGTTTTATGTTTTATTTGTTGCGTTTTTTATTTGCCATTCCACTTTGATAGTAGTGATTTCAAGTCTTCTAAAATTTTATCTTCTTCTTTAGGTTCTACAAAATCAAAAAACCCTTCTACGCTAAACCCATTCCAAGTACCATCTTTGCATTTTTCCCAATTTGCATCGTCTTCGATAAAGTAACTAACAAACCAACTACCATCTTTTGCATCATCAAATCCTTTTGGGGGCATTATACCACGTTCAAAATCCAATAAATAAGATTCAAATAAAACGCATCCGTCTATTGCCTTATCGTGATCAACATTTACACTATTGTACTTGTTGTTTTTCGCCCACTTTTTAGCAATTTTATAAATGGTTTCTTTGTCAAAGACCACATAATATTCACCACGAGAATCATCACGACGATAAATTGGCAAATCAGCCAACATCGCAGCTCCTGAAATAATCCTTTTTTCTTCATTTTGAATAGCAAATTTTCTACGCTGATTGAAAGCCATAAAATCTTTTTCAATCGCTGGTTTGTCAACTAAAGAAATAAATTCGACGCCACTTTCTAAATCATCTTCTGATATGGTCAATTTGTAAATAGGTAAATCCATATAATGTATATTAGTTTAATTTAAATTTTGTTGCGTTATTCGACTACACTTACACTTTGATTGTTGCTTACACGCTTCTGTGTGCGTGATATATCGCCTTCGGTAACGTACACACGTCTGTCTTGTGTTAACTCGTTGCCATTGCCTAAACTTGACATTCTTGGTGCAGCCATTTGTGGAACTTCACCACCACCAGCAGCACGATTTCCACCAGCACTTGGTGTGGATTTACTTTGAAATTTAGTATCGCTAATTTTCTTTAAGTTAGCCAAACCGAATGCAAGTGCAGCACCAGCCTGAACATAAGGGTAAGCTGGGAATATTGCAGTTATTGGTGATTTGTTTGCAGTTGTAAACGCACTTTGTGTACCTTCAATTGTTGACATTATTGTACTTGCATATTTTAACGCCTTGTCAATTTCAAACGCACGTTTTTGTGATTCCTCACTATCACTTGCAAACGCCTCATTTAATGAAGACAACGCACTTAACGAACTATTTGCAATTTGGTATATACCTTCTTGTTTTGTTTGTTCTCTTAAAAGGTCATCGGCAGCTTCTTTGTCTTTTATTGCTTTTCTCTTTTGAAAGATTTGAGTTTCGATTTCTATAGTAGCATCACCAGCATCTTGAACAGAAACTAATTTTGCTTCAAGATTTTCAATTTCAAGTAGTGAAACTTCCTTTTCAATTTCTTCTTTTGTTTTACCACTTTGTTGTACTTGTAAAATTTGTTCTGCGTAGTATTCATCGTAGGCTTCTAAAAGAATTTTATTTGCTGCGTCTGTAATCGTTTTTTGTTCAGCAATTAATTTTTCATTATCCGCTTTTACTTTAAGTGCATAATCTTCACGCACCTTTTCTAAGGCTGCATCTCTTAATTTGTTTATTTGAACTTGTGTAAACCCTTGTTCTTTTAAACCCTTTATTGTTGTTGTAAATTGGGCATCAGCAGCAGCGACTTGTTCTGCTATTGTTTTTGCATTTATTTCTAATAGTTTAGCATCCCTTTCTAATTTCTTTTGTAAACTATCATCTTCTTTTTTATCTTTTTTCTCGGTGTTTTTAATTTGTGTTTCAGTTAAAAATTTGCTTAAATCTCCTTCATTAATATAGTTTTTAATTTTATCTTCTTGAACTTTAATTTCTTTTAATTCAGATTTAATTTTCTCATCAATTGCCTTTTTAAAATTTATTTCACTTTGAACTTGTTTTTCAACTTGGTCTGGTGATAAACCTTTATTTGTTAATTCTATTCTTTTTGCTAATAAATCAGTTCCATCACCTTGTAATTTTAATTCAAGTTCAACTTGTTTTGTATATAATTTATTTAACTCTTGCAACGCTGCTTGTGCTTTTGCTCTTTTGCCAATAGTAACTATTAATTCATTATTAGCTTGTTTTATTTGGTCAGTTGAAATTTTATCTAAATCTTGATTTTTTAAATAATCAGGATAAACTTTTTGTATTTCTTGTATTGCTTTCTTTTTATCTACTTTTGATACATTTTCTAATTCGGTAATCAACAAAAGTTTTCCAACACCTTCAATTTCTTCGTTTTGAATTTTTATACTTTCTTCATTTATATTTATAATATTTTGAGTAGCTTGTTGTTGTTTTTCTCTTTCTTTTGCCAACTTATCGCTATACTCACTAAATTTTTGATATAATAAAACGACTGCGGTAATTGCTGCAGCCACTCCCGTCACCGCAAAGGCACTACCAATGGCAAGTCGTAATCTTCCAAACGCTGCAATTACTGGTCCTGATATAGTTGTATATAAAGCAGTAAATTGTTGTTGGACTTTACCAAGTCCTTCAAGCCCTTGAGCCAATGCCATCGCACCTTGTACTTTTACAAGTGTCTTTTGCAAATCTTCACTTTCAGAACCAAACAAAGCCATTGCACCTTGTGCTGCACTAAAACCACTTGCAACACCATTTACAACCGTTTGAACTTTTGCAAACTTATCAGGATTTAACGCTTTTACTCGGTCGTTAAAATCTTCCATTTGGTCGGATAGATTTGCAACCTTTTGTTGACCCGCTAATGCTTCTTGACTAAATTCGCCAAACGCTGCAACCAATTGTTGAGCTTCGTTTTTGGCTTCCTTTAATTGTTGTTTAAACGTTTTTACGGTTTCTGTTGCACCACCTTTTGGCGTTACTTCGATTTCTATTGCTGCGGTTGATTTTGCCATTATTCTACTATTATAAAATATTTAGTTCCTGATGAGATAAAGTGATGAGTCGCTTTGTTTGTGCTTATTGCGTGACTTGTTGAATCGTCAATTAAAATTGAACCATCACCAGCCGTGATTGTTAACGTATGACTATTGCCCAATTTTTTACACGCAAACACTTTGCCTTTATTACTTGCACTTGGTGTTGGTAAAACCACGCTTATGCTACCACCAGCACAATCGGCAACGATTAAATAATCATCGTATAAAGCCGTATAAGGTGAATCAGCGTGTACAATTTCTTCTATTTTTCCACTACCTAACCACGCCCCTACCATTGGATAATTTTCCACATAGAAACGATTTGATTCTGTGATTGAATAAGTATCGCAATTTATCGCAGTTACACTTTCAAAATTAATTGGAATGTCTACTTGTGTACCACCTAAAATAGTGTTTGCAAATCTGCCTTGTGAAACGTGGTCATTACCTACCGTGATATTGTCTTTTGAATCTAATTCACTATCTCCAATGTTTACGCCCCCCGTAGTTACGCCCGTGAATCCAATTGGTTTGCCAAATGGGTATGTATCGTTTAATACATCTTTACCACCTACACCGATATTTTTTTGATTTGTAGTCGAGGGTTCGTAATAAGTGACCAAAAGAAACTCACATAAGTACACGCCTTCTTGCAAAGGGTTGTAATCACTTACCTTATTTAATCTCCAATATTGTCCCTCAAAGAAATACAAGTCCTTAAATTGAATGTTTGCCCATTGATAGGGATTGATACGGAAATATCCTTTAAATACCTTAGAATTTTTGTCGGTTATTTCCTTAATTGTTTTAAACCAATAGACATTAACTAAGTTTTGATTGCTGAATTTAAGCCCTTTGTCGGCTAAAATGTAATTCGACATACCAAAATTAAGGTCAAATTGCATATTATCGGTATCGTCAATGTGCAGCGTTAACGGATATTTGTTTTTGTTTGGTGTGCCAGTTAACGTAGTGTTGTATAATTCGTATGGCGTTGTGTTTTTTAAGCCATTATAATATAAACACCTTAATTGTCCTTTGTCATTATTCCCATTTAAAATAATAGAATAGTATCTATTCCCTGAAGATAATAACATCGTCGGTGCAAATGTAATTTCTATTTTTTTTTCTTGTTTTACAAAATCATTGTCAACTCTTACCACCCTTTCACCATAAATTTTACTTGTGCTTTGCTTATATTCTTTGTTGTAGAAATCTTCGCCCTCTTTATAAGTAAAAATATAAGGGTTTGCTTCTAAGTCACCCATTGGAACTATCTGCACGTTTTGTGAATAGTCGACTAAATTTGTCCAGTCCTGAGTTGTGCCATTGTAGAAATCGTCACGTGGTACAAATCTAAGTTTCTTAGGGTTGTCCATATCTTGTTCAATATACAAGTTAAACATTTTAACAAAGTTTAAAAGCATATCCTTTTGCGTATAATCACCACTAAAGAATAAACCAAAATCTATTGCGTTACCATAAGCAAATTGATTTGATGCCGATTGATTATAGAATTTAGTATCGTTATATAAATCTACAAAGGGATTTCCTGAACCTATATTTAAAAACTTAAAATTTAAATATTTTACTTGCACATAATCACCCGCAATTAATTGAATTGTTTGCACATCTGTATAATCAAAATTCCAAGCCGAATCCGAACTATTATCTGAAACTCCCGAAAATGTTTTTACAAGTACATTATTTTTAAAAAGCCCAAAGGTTAAAACTCCATAATCTGCTGATGGAATTGGTGAACCTACTGATGCAATGGCTTTTACTTTTAAAAAGAAATCAAAATTCGCTGCCGTTGGTGATACATAACGATAAGTTGTAGTGTTAAAATTACCACCAGTATCAAAATTCCCACCAGTAGAATCGTTGTTAAATGTAATAAGGTCGTTCGGATTTATAGCAATTACTGCAGCATTAAACCCAGCTTGGAATAACCTTTGTTGTATTGCGTTATCGTCACTTGTAAAACCATAATTTGTGTATGGTATAATTAAACGCTTAAATCTTGATGTCGTAAAAAAAGAATCACTTGTATATTGGTAACCAGTAGTTGACATTATTTTGTCAATTATAGTTTTAGCATATAAGCACGGCACGTGATCGTCAACACGCCATTGGCTTGTGTTGGTATTTTGTGAACCAAACTTGTTCAGCATTTGTGCGTAAACATAACCTTCACCATATTGAAATGCTTGTGAACCTCCATTCTTTACAATTGAAGTGTCCCAAGAATTAGTCACATTGGTATCGGTTAACGTATGGTTGTATTCGTCAAAGTTTAACTCAGTTAATTTAGCATTGCCGAGCGTCGTAAACAAGTCAGCAGTCTGTCCGTGTAGTGAGCATTCATATTCTATAAAATCGTGGTCTAACACGTTTATTTGAATCAATCTAATAAAGCCCCTTAACTGCTCAAAGCCATCGACCAATACAACAACATCAGCTTTTTTGTTTGGGTTAAAGTTTGGTGCAAATTGCCCACTGCCTAAGACCGTGTGTTCAACTTCAAATATACCACCGAATAAAATATTATTAGTTTTTGTTCCTGGTATCTTTGCCGTCTTTGACCAGTCACTTGACCTTTGCTCAGGGTTTTTAATATCAGCAATTGAACGGGTTATAAGCAAGTCGAAATCTTCGCTTAAATCGACCAGCGTATTATTTACAAATAAGTTTATCATAGACGTTGCACCTTATCTACAAATGACAAATCGCATTCGATTGTCAAATTAAACACTTTGTCATTTAACAATGTCTTTACTGAGTAATCACTATTCGTGATGTTAATTGCTTTTAAAACACCATCGTCTAACAACCATATAGAGGGTGAAGCTACCAACTCTTTGAGCCATACACTTTCTTCTTCTGTGATCCAGTTAGAATTGAGTGTAATTTTTTGCATTATTTCGGTGTTGTAGTTACTTGTACTTCTTGCACTGGTCTCGTAGGAATAACTTGAACCTGATAAACTGTATTGTGTTTGCTTATAAGTTTTTCTTTGTATAGTAAAGTTATCTTTTCGCACCCGATTAAACCGAAATGACTCGATAGCCCCGTATCTGTTGAGGAAGTAAACGTCATTATTTGCGTACTTTGTGCATTCATCTTCTATGTCTATTCTATATGTTTCACTTGTTGAGCCAGAACCAACTGCTTTGACTTCTAAATAAGTTGCACCACTTGCTGGTATAATTGGAATCCGTATAACCGAATCTGTTATTCCACTTAGTAAAATTATTTGTGTTGTGGCTGCTGGAAAAGTTTTAATTTGTACACTCACAGCATTCCCACGCCAAAAGTAAAGCCAGTCTTTTTGATTTTGATAAATGGTTTTACTTCGCATTGTTGTTAAAAACTCGGCATTCTTTGTGGTGTTTATTTTGTAGTCATCCTCGTCAAACGTAACAAAGTCAATAGGGTTTAAAGCCATATTGTACGCAGTTAATCCCGTCACGTTAGTTGCACCACTTACTTCAATAATTGGTGAAGTAGTGCCAGTTGAATACTCGTAACCAAAGTTTACCTTGTAGTAAACATTACTATTTGGACATCCACTCACAGACGTATCGTCAATGTCCCAATCAAAAGTTACAAAGTTTTCAATTAACCTACCAATGTTAAAAACACTTTTGTTGGTGCTATTTGGATAGATAGGTGCTTTTAAACGTGCAATTCGTGTTGTATTTTCAAATACATCGGCAATAAATTTAAAGTTTGGCTTAGTGTAAATAGCACTATCACTCTCAGTAATGACAAAATTTAAATCATTATATGCTGGTGCGTTATTATCGGGTTTTTGATTTACAGTAATACTCACTCTTATATATTAGCACTTTGTAATTTTTGTTGCTTTGATGAAAAAACCCCCATACTTGGTTTAAGGTATGAGGGTTAAAGCACGATTGAAAGAACGAACACAAATATACACTAATTTATGACATAAAAAAACCCCACAACTTGTGCAGGGCTAAAAGTCAAAACTTTTGTATTTTAGAAGAACAATACAAACCTAAACTAAATTTCTTAAATATGCAAGTACCATACTTTCAAACGTAGTGCATTTTTGTAAATCTTTGTTAAACTCTTTTTGCTTACCAACGTAAAATGCAACCGTGTTTAAAAACTCCACAATAGGCATTTCTAAAATATAATCCCATTTATCACGTTTGCCTTTACAGATTTGATTTACGAGTTCAAACCATCCTTGTATTCCATTGCTTTTGCCTTCAGAGTCTCCACCATCTGACTCAAATAAGTTTGGGTAGCGTCCAACAATTTCGGATAAAGACGAGAAAAAAAAAGCGTGTAGCCATATGCTATCTGATACGGCAAATGTAAAAATAAGTTACTGACTTCTTCAAATTGCAAACCCAAGTTTTTGATTTTTTTAGGTCGACCAAATATGTTTACTTCTTCACTCAACATTGCCATAATCCTATGTAAGTTTGGAAGCGTATCTTCGCTATTAAATTGTTGAAGCGATATGAAGTGTTGACCTTGCATTTCCATTGCGTTAGGAATCATCCTAAATCGCCTACCTTTTATTTTAAATCTAAGCTGAATAGTATCTTCAAACTTTAGATTGTCCATTATTGTATTGAAGCGATTGAATAAGTCGTAAACTTTCATTTCTTCGACATCGTCAATATCTCTGCCATCTACTATGCAAATAGTGTGTATGGCTTTTTCTAAAGGTGAATAGTGATCTATCTCCTTTAATTCTTGAATATGTTTAATTGTTATCATTATGCAAATGCAAATATACCTTTTTTATTATGTTTTTTACAATCTACGGCAAGTGCAATACTATTTACGGCATCATCATTCATTCCACTTGGTGCAGAATACTTAACTCCCGTTCTTGTATATTCAAATTCAAAGTTTTCAAGTTCATTTCCGTATGGATGCTCAGGAAAAAATATTAAATTTTGTTGAATTTCTATTACTAATCCTTCAATGAGTTGTTGTTTAGACTGACTTGTATATTTAAATCCTTTAATATTTGGTAAAACTCTTTGCAAATCTTCTACAATTGGGTCACCTAAACCAGTTGCATCTATATGTGCTGGTGTCCTACCTACTATATTTATGATTTTTTGTTTAGTTTGCATCCAATCATTTTGAAATCTATCAGTATAACACACATTATTATTTACATCTAAGCCCGTTATCACAGTCCAATCTGTGTATTTTGCAAGGTCAATGCCAAACGCTACGGGTGTGCTATTGCTTATTGGTGCGTAACATCGTCGAATATTGTCTATTCCAAAAGGATTGCTCTTGTCATCACCCGGTTCTGCAAGATACAACTCTTTAAAAACAAACTCAGGTAAATCACGTTTGGCTTGTTCAATTTCTTCTAAGTCAAGTATGCCCTCTTTTGCAGCATCGTATGCCGTTATCTTAAAAAACTTGTAGTCAGGTTCACCAAGTCTTGCACGTTCACCTAACTTATAAAACCAATTCTTTTTCCCTTTGACGTTACCAATTAGTTTGCACTTGCCTTTTGTAGCCGTCAATGTAGTACGCAAAGCAAACCAACTTTCTTCACGCATCCTCGACGCCTCATCCACTACTGCTGCATAGACATCGTCACCATAAAGATTGTCAGGTTTTTCTGCTGACTTAAATTCTATCCTTGCACCATTTGGCAAAATCAATGTTAACTTACTTTCATTTGTAATAAAAAAGTCCTTCACATTAATTTGGGTTTTCATTCTACGAAATGCTATTTCAGCTTGTTGGTAGACGGGTGCTACCCACCACACCGATTGATTTTCTTTTAATTTTAACGCTTGTTCAAACATCCAAATGATATGACTTGCCGTTTTACCACATTTTGTTGCTGCTGCCGTTACTGTATAACGTTCAGGTGCATCTAATATGGCTTCTTGGTAAGTCGTAACGAATGGACGATTGTAAGTTATTTGCATAGTGACTTCAATAATTCGTAGCGTGTTTGGTTTATAGATTTAAGGTTATGATGTTGGTTGCAGTATTCTGTATTCAAATCACCAATGTTTAATTGAGCCATACGGCAAAGACTATCATACCACGACTGCTCATTGTTCTCAGCAAAAATAACTCCTTTATTCCCCTCGTGTAGCGTATATGGTTTGACATTTGATACAATGATAGGTAAATTATATGCTGCAGCTTCAACAATCTTTAATTCGCTTTTATATTGGTTAAAATTAGTATCTTGCAATGGGGCTATACAAAAGTCAAATAGTGAATAAGACGTGCCATAATCCGTTGGCGTTGTACCTCGAATAGTTTTAAACCAGTTAGGACGGTTTTCGATTGATTCACCCGTGATGGTTTTCTCGCACATTTGCCATTCGTGACTTTCTGTGTGGTAACCAGCCATATAAAAGATAGCGTCGTTTTCCTCACAAAATCTCTTTACACTATTGCCTACACGCTTTAAATCTTCAAGGTGTGTTATACCACCCACCCAGCCAATAGTCAACTTCTCATTCTTTGCCTTTTCAAACGTCCATTGATTTTGGGTTAAGTCCAATGCATTGGGTAAAATAGTAATGTTAGTATTGATTTCTTTTATCTTCTCAGCTAACAAAGTAGTTGATGATGTAATATGAGTAGCATTTAAAATTGCATCCTTAGTTGCATTCTTGATCATTTTTTTGTACACTCGATATGCTGGGTTTGATTTAGGAACTACCCAATAATCGTCGACGTCGCAAATTGTAGGTATGTTTAATTCGCTTAACTTTTCAAATATGTTATATTGGGCAACCGAAATCCATCTATTGAATATAACCACATCGTAAACGCTAAAATCAATGTTAATCCACTCAGGGGGTTTTTGTGATACGTCTACTTGAATATCGTAGTCTTCTTGCATACGAGCATAAGGGGTGAATAGTCTGTGAAAACTCACCCCACTTGCACTATCCATTAATACTAATATTCTCATTCGTGTGGTAATAAAGGAATGTGCATCCAATATAATGGTGCTTTAATTACTATGTCCGTTTGATAATCAAACCAAATATCATCATCAAAATAAGCCACCAAATTGTCAGACGTTAATACTGGTCTATCGTCGCTTGGTCGTTGTTCTGCCGTTAGTCTCCAAGATACTTTCATAGTTTTAGCCCTTCTTCATTTAGTATTTCGTAGAGTTTAGCCCTTGTTTCTTCAAATGCTTTGTGCGTATCGTCTGACATTGTATCAGGTGCATATTTGGTTTGACTTCTTAACCACTCGTTTAATTCCCACATTGCAGACATCCATTTTGCACCATCAACTGCACAATCAAAATCGTGTTGGTTATCAGGCAAATTAAATTCAAGTGTCGCTTTCATCAGAAAGGCAAATCATTTTTTGGTTTAGGTACTGCGACGTAATGAGTAGCTTTGCTTTTTTCGTTTGGCGTTTTAAGTTTGCCAACTCTTAACTTCACATCGCCATATTTGTTTACTTCAAGTTTTCCACTTGCAATGGCTTGATTTAGTTTTTCGATGTTAATTGATACGTTGTTTCCGTACTGGTCTTCCCAACCATTCCCTAAGTAAATTGTTTCTGTCATTGTTTTAAATTTAAAGTGATTATTATTGGTTCGTCTGTTTTTATATTGTTGTCAACTGTTTCTTTTGGTTTGCCGTACACTCTATTCATTAATGTTTCAAGTGAATACAAGCTACCTTTTTCTAAACTTTTACGCATTGCATTTGCAATAGTTTTTTCCAGTATAGTTGCTTTTGGGTTTTCCCATACTGATTTAAGTTCTTCTAAATCCATTGCCATCATAACTTGTATTGTATCGTTTACCTCAGATAGTTTATACCCTTGTTCTTTTAACAAAGTTATGTATTTTTTAGGTCTGCCGTTTGGATTTAATACTTGACCTTTTTGAATCTGATATTTTTCTATGTCTTTTTTTGCCATTGTGCTATTGTTGTGCTTTTTTTAAATTACAACTCCGTTTCTTTTAATTACTAAACTATCATCTAACTTTTTCATTCGGTCAACTATTACTTGGCAATACTTAGGGTCAAGTTCCATACCATAACATTTGCGTTTAAGTTGGTGTGATGCTACCATTGTTGAACCAGAACCAAGAAATAAATCGCCTATCAATGTACCATCTTTTAAATAATCATTTATAAAAATAGACACTAATTTAACTGGTTTTTGAGTTGGGTGCACTTTTTTTTCTCCGTCATTTTGTTTATTATGTCCAAAGGGACCAGACCAAGTAATATCATAAATTATTCTCTTATGCTTATTTTTACTCCAACATAATTCAAATTGATTACCAAACATATTCTGCAATGCTTCAGTAGTTTTTTTATTCCAAACTAACCAACTACCATCATTTTTATTTTGCAATAATTCAGCAAAATAATCAGCACCCCA